ACGAGTACGGTGAAGAAACCGAATTCGCTAACAGCTGTGGCCTCATCTTCCAACGTGAAGCTGCTGGTGTTGTGGAAGCTATCGCTCCTCAGGTGCAAGTCACCAGTGGCGACGTGTCCACGATCTACCAGGGTGACGTGATCCTGGGTCGTCTCGCCATGGGCGCTGACTACCTGAATCCCGCTGCTTCTGTGGAACTGTTTGCTGGTACTGCTACCAAGCCTTCCGCATTCTGATTGCGGTTATACGGGAGCCTCTTCGGGGGCTCCTTTTTTTTATTTCTTTATTGAGAATGAGAATCAATGTCATTTCCTACCACTAATGCAACACAGGAGCTTCCTGCAGTAAATCAAATTTTGCAGTCATGTGGTCAAGCGCCTGTTACTACCCTAGATCAAACCAACCCGGACGTTGCGATTGCCTATCAGACTTTGCTCGAAGTCTCTAGGGAAGTACAGGCTGAGGGATGGTCATTTAATAAGGAGTATCATTATGATATGACTCCTGACACTGATAACGAGATCGCTATTCCTAATAATGTTTTGCAGATCGATCTGACCGATAATGCTGCTAACATAGAGAAAGATGTAATCAGACGTAGTGGTAAGCTTTACGATAAAGTTAAGCATACCTATACGTTTACTAAGAAGGTAGAGTGTGATATCACCTGGTTGTTTGACTGGGTTGATCTTCCTGTACCTATCCAAGATTTTATTACAGCCAGAGCAGCTACAATTGTTTCCAGTCGTATTGTTGGAGATGGTAATCAATACCAAATCCTACAACAAAAGGAAGCATTTGCTAGAGCTATGGCTATGGAGTATGAGTGTAATCAAGGTGACTATACATACTTTGGTCATCATGGTGACACTAATAACTACAGAAGTTACAAACCGTACACAGCACTTTATCGATAAATGGTTGCAGTTACTCAACGGATCAACAGCTACCTTGGTGGCGTATCAAAACAATCAGATGACAAAATGTTGCCAGGGCAAGTCCGTGAGTGCTACAACGGATTCCCTGATGCAACATACGGTCTAACTAAACGACCAGGTTTTAAACATATCGTTAACCTGGGTACTGGTTCTACTTATGATGATGGTAAGTGGTTTTATATTAAACGTGATGATGACGAAGAATACGTAGGTGTTATCAAAGGGGATGAGATCGACATTTGGAATGCGGTTAGCGGTGAGGAGTGTACTATTACCTACGGTACTGGTGCTCAAGATTATCTAACCGGTAATAACACAAATTACAAAATTATTACCGTACAAGATACTTCTATTGTTATTAATAGTAGTGTTACTGTAACTGCACAGGCAACCCCTACTTTTACTGATCATCTTGTAGCAAGTGTTGAGGTTCAGTATGTAACCTCCTCAACTACTTATACAGTTGATATTAAAATCGGTAGTTCAACACAAACGGCTACTTATACAACTCCTAGTTCTGCTGACGTTAATACAATTCTAGATGAATTGGAATCTGATATTAATGATATGACTGGCGATCACGCTAACATTACTGTTACTAAACTTTCCAGCTCTTTGGAGCTTACTAGCACTGTTGCTATGGACGTTCATGCCGAGGGTGGTATGGATAATAAAGGTTTGACAGTTGTGCAAGGTAAAGTAGCTAGCGTTGGGGAGCTGCCTGTTAAATCAGTACATAACCGTACAGTTAAAATTGTCAACACCAACTCTAGTGCTGATACATACTGGGCTAAATTTGTAGCACACGATGGTGAATCTGGCGAAGGTTATTGGGAAGAGACTAGAGATCCTGGTGTATCACCTGGTCTTAATAACGCTACCTTGCCACACGAACTTGTCAACACTGCAGTCGATGAGTTTACTTTCCAAAAAATTACGTATGAAGATCGTCTAGTTGGTGATGATGAAACTAACTCACATCCTAGTTTCATTGACGCAAAGATTACTGCTGGATTCTTCCATAACAACAGACTTGGATTCTTGTCTAAGGACAATGTAATCATGAGTCAGTCTGGTGACTTTTATAACTTTTATTTTAAATCAGCTCAGGCTACTATTGATTCTGATCCTGTTGATATTAGCTGCTCTTCCATCAAACCTACTGCTCTACACGCTGCACTGCCTACGGCTCAGGGTGTGGTACTGTTCTCTGAAAACCAGCAGTTCTTGATGTTTGCTGATGCTGGTGTACTTACGCCTGGTCTGACTACTATCCGAGCACTCTCTAACTATGAGATGGATCGGGACATTGAACCTGTTGATGTAGGAACTAACCTTAACTTTATTACTAAGACACCTGGTTACTCTCGTATATTCAGTATGGTTACTAGGGGTCAGCAAGATAACCCCCAGGTGCTGGACTTGTCTAGAGTTGTAAAGGAATGGATTTCACCTGACGTTGATCAGATGATTTCTAGTCCACAGAACTCGCTAATTGCAATGGCTGGTCAGGACTTAAACGAGGTTTATATCTTCCGTTATTATAATGATGGTAAGCAAAACCTGATGGAAGCCTGGACTAGCTGGTTGATGCCTGGTACTGTACAGTTCATCGCAACGCACTCTGATGACATGTATGCTGTTACCAAACAAGGTAATCAGTTTGTACTGTCTAAGGCTGCCCTAAGTCAAAGCCCTGAGCAAGCTATTATCGTCAACAACCAGGGTCAAAAGGTTAACCCTAGTGTAGACCTGTATGCAACCGCTTCTAGTGTTACCTACGATTCATCTACTAAGGTTTCTAAATGCTACCTACCTTACAATGATGTGTCTACCTTGACACCTGTTATTGTTATTAAGGGTAATACAAGTTCTGGTTCGTTTGTTGAATCAGGTTTTACGGTTACACCTGAACGTGGTAGTGACGGCACTGGTGCTTTCTTTAGTGTAGCTAATAAGGACTTGAGTGGTGTAGCATCTGATGTTATTGTAGGTTTTAAATACAACTTTGATGTTGAACTACCTAGAACTTACTACAGACCTGATCCTAAGGTAACAGATTTCACTGCTAACCTTACCATTGCACGTATGAAATTTGCTGTTGGTTTGTCTGGTATGATGAGCTTTAAGCTGCAGCAGACTGGTAGACTACCTTATGAGGTTGAGTTTACTGGTGATGGTTCAACCACTACCTATACGTTTAACAAGCGTGACCTAGATTATGTAGATAGGTCTGATGTCAAGGTGACTGTTAACGGTGTCAATGAAACTGATTTTAGTTTCACTAACGACACAACTATTGAATTTGATACAGCACCTGATGACGATGCAAAAATCAAGTTCTTTATTAAAGAGTGGTTTAGTGTCCAGCCTACAATTGAGGCTAACACGTATCTAGCTAATGATGTACCGCTTGATAATGAAAACGTGTTTACTATTCCCATCCATCAACGTACAGAAAACTTTAGATTAAAAATGTTTAATAACTCACCGTTCCCGGTGGCGGTTAATGCTATGATGTGGGAAGGTAAATACACACCACGTTTCTATAGGAGGGCTTAATTATGCCAGCAGCATGGGCCATTGGTGGCGCAGTAATTGGTGGACTTGGTGGCATCTTTGGTGCTAAAAGTTCAAACCGTCAAGCTAAAAAGGCAGCTAAACGCCAAAACAAGTACAACAAAGCAGTCTATGAGTTCCAATATGGAGACGTAGATAGCGATGAACTCGGTGGTGAAGCTCTACGACAATATGATTTTGCTGTAGAAGGTCTTGAAATTACAAAACGAAACAACGAAAATAACCTTCAATTTCAAGAATACCAATCAGTTCAGCGTTATAATTATGACATGGGTATTCGTGCTTACGAATTTACCCAAGCTAACCGTGCATATGATCAGTCAGTTTCTCAGGCACTGCAGCAGCAAAGTTTTAATCAACTTGCAGAACAAGCTGCAAATGTCGATCAAGACAGGTTGTATCATGAGCAACTGATTGACCTGTCATTAGATGAAACCCAAACACTTCTAAACTACGGTGCAGCCGCGGCTGGGGTTGGTCTAAAGAAACGTGCAGCTAGGTCTGCAGCAATTGGATCAGCACAGCAACAAAGAGTTGCAGCTTTAAAAGCTACTGGTGCTACACAGGGTCGTGGAGTTGCTGGACGTAGTGCTGCTAGAAACATCCAAGGTATCTTGGCAGAAAGTGGTGCACGTCAAGCTGCTATTGTTGACAAACTTATGTTTGACACTGAAGCGTCTGATCAAGAACTGTTTAAGATGAACCAACAACTGGTTATGGATCAGGTTGGTTTTGAATTTAGTAGAGACAGTGCTCGAATGAGTCATATGGCGGCGCGTAATAAGATCAGCTCACAAGCACTGCAAGCTGCTATCAATGCTGAAGCAAGTATTGCACTTAAGCCTGAAATCGCGCCTCCTATGCCTAAACCGATTGCACTTCCACGTCCTGAGTATCAAGATGTGTACAAGCCTAAGAAACCGCCTAAGCCGATGAAGTCGGTTGCTATGACGCAGAACCCATTCTTGGCTGGTCTTAGCGGTGCTCTCAGTGGTGCACAATCTGGTTTGAGCATTGGACCTGCATTTGGTATGAAAATGTAGAGTTAACCTATGTCTAAATTTAAAAGCTTTGCGCAGGCAGGTAGCTTTAGGGATTACCAACTCCAAGCACCTGACAAAACCGGTAAAATTAAAGAAGAAACAGCCCGCACCATTCGTGGTAAAGAGCGGGCTCAGGCGTCTCTAGAAAGACAAAACAATCTATACCTGCAGGCACAAAAGCTTGCACAAGGTGTAGAAGAAAATCAACGTGAACAGAACTTTAAACTTGAGACTGAAAACCGACAGGCATACTTAGATGCTCTTCGTCGTGACAACGAAATCCAAACTCGAAACGATAAGGTTGCTGCAGCACAAAGTGCAGAAACTTACAAGCAACTTAGTGCTTTCTCTGAATCTGCTTTTAAGTTGTTTGGTCAATACCAAGAGATTGATCTCAAGCGTAACCAGCAGGAGAACGCTAAACTAGCCTATGCTGCTGGTGCTAACTACAAAACAGTTGTAGGTATCCAAGCTCTGAATGAAAACCTTACTAAGTCTGAATTTGCTCAAACAGAGTTTATCCGTCAAAAACTTGAAGAGGGTGGTAATATAGACGCCCTCTTTGCATTGTACGAACGTCGTGCAAGTAAGGGTTTTATCAATAACATTGCTGTCGCTCAGAATACTGCCCATGGTTATGGGATTGCAGCGCAGCAAGAGATGCTTAGGTTTGAAAAGGAAAACCCAGGTGCTACAATTGAAGAGAAAAGGCGGAACATTAAAGCCTTTGAAACCGAGTATTTTGCAAACATTACAGGTGCAGATGGTCGTGGTCTGAATGCAAACCTGATGGCTACGTA